TCAAACTGCATTACCCACTTGCTTCAAAACATTTAGAATTAAAGGAGACACTTGTATCAACACATAACCTAATCCAGCATTTTGAATCATACTCCACGCTTTTTCAGCATTTCCAAATATAAAGAAGAAACATGCTCCTACTATAACTACAGATGCAACAGGAAAACTTAATGCAACCAATATATCTACGACTGGATCTAAAACATGGGCCAATGCCGACAAAGTTTGTTCACCCATCCATTCTTTAGCAGTTACCGGTATAGCTTCATGTACAGGTATTGCTACAGAAGTAGAAGCTAATACCTTTACACCTGAAATAGCAAGCCCTACAGCTCCTACTGAACCAGTTAACATTAAAGGGATTGAAATGGTACTTGCTGCACTTAGAGTTCTCTTAACTATCTTTTTCCTTTTATTTTTTTCTTTTTCCTTAAAATCCCCACTCATGAAGTCCTTAAAAGCTATCGTTTTCATTCTCTTCCTCTCCTTTTTATCGAATATCACTGATTGTATACACTGTACAAGGGAGGCCTTTACAAAGTTCTGTTAACTGTTTTCTTCTTAATTCAGTAGTAGTAATCCATATTAATTTAGGAAAATATCCAAAATGAGCAGCCATTTCTCCCGATTTATATAGATTCTTATACTCCGCGACTTTCACTTTATTTTCTTTCATCTTTTGAGTGTGATCCACTTCTAAAATATGATATAGTCCACCCTTCTTAAACCAAGCATCACAAACAACAGAATATTTACTGTCTTTCACCTTGGCTTCATTTATCCATTCATGAGGAAAACCCATGAATATATAGAAGTCATTTCGCATTAAAACGTGGTTTACAAAGCTATTCTTTTTACGTACTTTTTGGGAGTTAACATATTCTCTTCCTTCTTTGTTAAGGTAATAAATAGCCTGGTATCCTTCCCTAAAACTTGATAGATAATAAGATAAGTCATGCAGAATTCGATTTGCATTTCTTTTCTTTCCTAGCCTGTGTAATTTCATTAATTGATCCCTGTTAAGAAAGTCCAGTTTCTTCAATGATAACAGTATTCTTTCTTGTCTCTCGTTCAGCTGCTTCAATTCTAGCCCCTCTCTAGCCCCTCCTTTGTTTATAATGTGGGGCTTAACGGTTTTCTGGATAATATCTGATGTGATAAGAGGGGTTTGAACAATAATACGTTTATCTGCTGTTTGATATATAGCGCGTCCTTTTATTTCTGGAAGATTCTCAGCACCATCACTATCTAATACAACCCTTGAAGCAGTGCCGGACTGTACACGAAAGCATAACTTACCATCGCTGTTTTGCTTGCATTGGCGAGGAATAACATCACCAGTGGGATATTGAGTGGCAAGCACTTGATAAAAGCCAAGGCCAGCTCCTAATCGAGCTATTTGAGACATATACTTTTGACACTTCTGCTTTAATTTTTTTTCATCTGTATCAACTGCTTCATCAGGGTTTAATTCCCCTACTTCATCTATGATGATAAAGTTTCTTTCTTTAATATTTGTATCTTCAATTTTCTTTTTACCTAATCGCTTAATCCTTTGCTGCATTAATTTCATTTGATTATAGGCATTTTCAAGTGTTAAGAGAGCTTCTTCTGGCTCATAAGCTATCGAGATTGTTTGTTTAATATTTTCATAATCACACAATTCCACACCGCCCTTTAAATCAATTAGGTGTAATTTTGTATTATCTGGTTGCTGTTGAAGCAATGAGGTAATAATGCAATTAATAGTATTTGATTTGCCATATCTAGTTGCCCCTCCTAAAGCTAAATGAGGAATTTTGCTAAAATCGTGATTGATAGGTTTGTTCTGTTCTCTCGTTACTCCGAAAAAAACTTTCCAATCTGAGGATGGATGAAAATCAACTTTTGTTGGCAAAGGATCATTATAAACCCTGATAATTAACATACCATCATATGAAAGCTCAATTTCCTTTCTGGCAGTTAGCTTCTTTGTGTATAGGCTTTTGATGTTAGAAAGAATATTGCCATCTAATTTAAGGGTTTTAAGGTCTTTGAACTGTATTTTTACTGAACGAGTATTAATTCCAGCTTCAATAGTCCTTTGTTTAGCTAAATAATCTTCGAAACTTCGCCCCAACGGTATGCGATAACGATATTCGTTCCCCCAATCATAATTTCTTTTCTTCACTAACTGAGTTGTGAAGGTTTGCTTTCCATCTTTCACATTCAAACCACTGAGGGTAAAGATTTTATTTATTTTTTTCGAATCATTTCCCTCTCCGTTTTTGGACAAATATGCATTAAGAGCCAACCCTCCCATCAAAACTGTTGTGACTGCTTCAAAAATCATTAGATATTTCCTCCTTTCAACGCCACCTCATTGAAACTTACAGAGTAAGTTCTCCCATTCATCAGGAATGCAAAATGTCGTTAAATCCACACACCATTGCTATATAGGGCATATTCTCGATAGTATTCCAGAGTGGTAAAAGATTAGGTATAGTAAAGGGTATGAGGTAAGGATTGTTCGATATGTCAATTAAATTGCTTGTTTTATTGAATTAAATTGACGAAAGGAAAACACCAAATTTTGTTGAATATTGTATTAGGTGATGACAAGCGTGGTTAAATTAATTAGCAAAATCGGTGATTTAATTAACGAAAGTGGATTAAAAAAGAAGTTTATTGCGGAAAAATTGAAGGTGAGTGTAGCGCAGTTAAGAAACTACGAAACTGGACATAGTCTAATTCCTATTGACAAAGCATACGTATTATCTGAATTGTTGGGTGTAAAAGTGGATGATTTATACGAAAGGAGTGAATAATTTGGAGTTGGTATTTGATTTCATAGGTGCATTCATTATTACATGGGCGATATATAATATTTTTCAAATAATTTTAATGAGATTTCTTGATCCAAAAACACTTCGATATGTTTCGTTTATTGGTTCTTCTATTTTGATATTAATTGTCACAAGTTTTACAATGGGAATTGTGGCAGGATTCATTATCTATTTACCTGCTCTTTTTATTTGGTTAGTATTTGACCTAATAAAAATCAATAAAAAAGAAAATAACCGTACCAAAAGTAAAACTGCATAGAGGTATAAGATGAAAGTGCATATAGCAATACATCTAAACGTCGAAGATAGCATAAGTGCCAGTCGGGCAACGTTTTATGTAAAAGATAGTGACTTTAAGAAAGATGCAGACTTTGCAGTAGGAATAATTGCTTATGAATGGATTCAGAGCAGACGGAGAGAGTTTGGTTTCAGAAGGATGGAAATAGAGAAAGTTATTTGGGATGAACAGCATGATATTACTGATCTTGTTAAACAAATAAGACCAATCGAACCACCAGATGATTTGCCATTTTAATTAAGCCCCTCTCAAATAAGAGAGGGGCTATTCTTATTACTTCATTTTCTTTTCTAATTCCTCAATTCGTTTTGCTAATGGAATCGTCGCATTCCAAACATAATATTGATTCACTACTCGAAATGGATCATTTCCATCTGTAATGCCAAGGCGTATAGCTTCTTGTCTTACATCTTCTTGAGCATCAGATAATTTTTGTTCTTTCACCTCATCAACCCCTTGTTCTAATTTCCCTCTCTCAGCTATACAACGATTAACAAACTCTTGCCAACGACCTTGTAAAAGGTTTCTCGGACAATTCTTTCCACTCCAATGTTTATGAGGAACAACTTTATGGGAAGGAATACTGAATTGTTTCATTAGTTGTCCAACAACTTCTGCAGCATTTTGTAATGCTTTTTCATAATCTCCATCAGAGTTTACGCAGATTTCTACTCCAATTGATTTTCTATTACCAGAACCGTTTGTTCCATCACCAGCATGCATTCCTGCTTCGTAAAAAGGTAATGATTGTATTGCTTGTTGGCAATCAACTTGTATGTGCCATGAAGCTTTTCTGCTGTTTCCGTTTAATTGTAGTCGGGAGTGTGCATCAGCATTAGCTCCCGTATTAGTGTTATCTGTTTCGTGAATGGTGATATATTCAGGCGTCATCGGTAATATAACCAGTTTTCCATTAACGTTATATTTAGGCTTTTTATTATCTGGAACCAGCCTTTGAACAACCTTCACTTGCTATCACCTTTTTCACTTTTCAATTGTTCAAATCTATCACTAATAAAAGATGGTACTGGAATTCCTAATCGATGCATGTTTTCAGTAATGCTAATACCCTCAGTACCAATCAAAAAGAAGATCATAGCATTTCTTAAGAAGTTGCTATCTGATCCTGAAATAACATCTAGTTGGTTCGCGACAATAACAAGCGAGATCATAGCTCCCTTTTTTACTAATCCGCGAAAGGCTTTCTTAGAGGATGTCGTCTTCTCACCAAGACTTGCGAGTATGCCAGTTAAATAGTCCGTAAGCATAATAACAGCAAGAGCAATTAGCAGTTTATCAATCCCTCCTAAAAGAAAAGCAGCACTTGCAAAAGTGCCGCCTGTTATAAATGTATAAAGTGTGTCCGTAGTATTTTTCATTTGTTACCTCCCAAAATTAAAAGAGGACTCAATGAGTCCTCTAAAAATGTTTTTTAAATCCCTTTTCATCTCTGGTGTTATCGTCCTTAAATAGTCTTTTAATGAAATAGATGACATCCTTCATAAAGAAGAAAAGCCAACATATTATAGCTACACCGAAAAATATAACCACAACCGCACCAATTGGATAGGATAGCCAAGATATTAAGTGAATGTAAGATAAATAAACAACGATCCCCAATGGAATCCATATCAAAGGTGAAAATGCACTAAATAGAAATTTTCTCAAGTTCTCACCACCTACGGGATTCTATTCCCTGCTTTTGCTATTTGAGTTATTATCTGATCAATCTGTTTAATAACGTCTGCTTTTTCTTTTCCACTCATGTTTGGTTCATCAATCACAGCACGCTTAGCTGCTTGTAATTCGCTTATTTCTTTTGATAACTGATTTATTGTTTTCAATGTTTCAGTATTTTCATGTTCCGGATCATGCTTCTTAGCTGATAAGTTTTCTCTCTTTAATTTGTCCATACGCTTATAGAAGTCATTAACACTTTGATTATTTCCCTCAAGATTCTTGACTACGAAACGATTAAGAATAGGAGCACCAGCTAAGCCTTTATCAGGAAGCTCTGGTTTATCATTACCCGCTAACTTATAACCTAAATCTGTACCCTTTAAGAAATAGCCACCTAAGCCGCCAGTATACCCCTTAAATACATGTTCAATTTTTCTAGGTGACTTTTCCGATAATGCTCCAAGGCCTTTCGATAATTCGGATTGATATGGACCGTACTGATCTTCTGGTAACATATCCTGTTCGCGTCTCGGAACAATTGGAGAGTCAAAATGCATACTTTTATTTCCGTAAACTTCAATCCAAGGAAGGATAGCTGTAGGAATCCAGTTTGGAGTAAAGGCTTCTCTAACTGTCTTTCCAAATCCCTCAAACGCTTTTGGATCATTTGTTTTCATGTAGTCGAGCATTCGTTCAAATGAAGTTCCAAACATAATTCCAGCTTCAAAAGGTTTAGGGAGTTTGTAAATTTGATCTCCTATTTCAAAATGCCAGAATAGATCCCTTTCACGTTGTGGAATTTCTTTATACCAATCTTTATCTTGGTTATAATAATACGCAACAACCGAAGGCAAAGTGATACTAGCTAACGATTTAACAGTAGCTTCAACTTTTCTTTCTTTAAAGGTACGGGCAAGTTTATCCATAGATTGAACAGCTGCATTAAAAAATGCTGTCACTTGATTATATTGCCTACCTACCGTTCCAGCTCGACTAAAATCAATCAAATCACGAGAAGAAAAGGCTGCTTCTTTTGGAGTAGCTCCTTTTTTCAAACCCTTTTTAAATTCTCCTAACCTAGTGGATTCTTCCGTAATTTCCGATACCTTTCGTAATGGTCTAAGAAAAGTATCTAAAGCTTTTAAAGGGGTGCCAAAGTTATTTTTAACTTTCTGACTTAGGGATTGTTTTACCATTTTACGTAGGTCGGCTTGTAGATATTCGCGATCAAGAGTAGATAATACTGAGTTCGCTCCACCACTTTGTTTCCATAACCAGTAATCACTGTCTCTTTTGAGAACGCTCTTCATCCCTTTAGCCATATCCACAAATGGAATAAATCCATATTTTGAGTTAACGAAAGCTGATAACTGATCACGGAATATATTTACAGGTCCGAAATCAGGAGATAGCACAGCACCGGCTCGTAATGTTTTAGCAGGAACCCCCATTAAGTTAATGAAGAAGTTTTGCTTTTGTGCATCCAATGAAAGCATAGCTTTGTATAAATCGTCTTGTAGCTCCATTTCAATCTTTTGCCCATCTTTGTACACATAAACCTTGTTACCTTCACCTTTAAATAGATTATCAATCGCGTCTGTTCTGCCATCATTCATTTGTACTGTTGCATCATCCAGGACACTTGAAAGATTGTCGATGGAAGCATCTTGTTTTGTTACGTTTGTAATTCTACCCCACATATTATTTTCTGGAGCACTTTTCAATAAGTCATACAATGCTACTCCAACTTTATTTCTTTCTGCGATGTTAGTTATAACATACGTGTTTTTCACAATGCTTTCAATAGGATTAATAATAGGTTTTGTAGATCCAGTTCTTTGTTTGATTGGGTTAGCTTGACTAGCAAACTTCATTTTAGGACTAGTTAAAGGTTCAAACCCTCTAACTCGTGGCTCTTGCACCCGATTCATTGGAATATAGTTAGGATTTTCCTTAAAAATCTTTTTAAGAGCATCGTCAGTATAATATCCTGAATCCTTCAATTCTTTCATTAAATTTTGACTGTACTTAACTAATTCCTTTTGATGCGTCTTAAAGTTAGGTGATTCTGCTTCAATTTGGCGAATGGTCGCTTCTGCTAATTGGTAATCATTCATACCTTCGACATTCTTCGGTTTAATTCCTGCTGTTAGCCCTTTACTATCGTAATCCAATGCACGTTTTGAAGTAGTGTAAGCTAAGAAATCATCTATATTATTTTCAATTGGTTTAATGATTTCTTTCAATGATTTTTCTAGCTTTTGGCCAGAGTCACTAAATACACCACCATTTAGATAGGTTTCAGCTTTTCCTGCTACGCCACGAGCCAGTTGAGCCAGTTTATGAGGGTCATTGTCAATTTTTAATCCTTTGCCCCCTAAATCCTTTGATGCCTTATTTACTGCATGTAAATCACTCACAATCGCAGTATAAGCTTTATCAAATGACCACTTAGACTTTTCACGGTTACCAGTTGAATCAATTTGTTGTTTAACAATTTCTTTCGGATTATCTATATCAATCGGTGTACGGTCAATTGGTGTTCCACGAACCATAGGCACCTCATTTACACCTGATTCAATAGGTTCAAAATCCCTTCCCGGACGCAAACGATCCAAAGCTGGCTGTTGGGTAGGCTCTGCACTACTTCGTAATTCACTCAATCTAGCTAATGAAGGTTCGATTGATGCTGCCACAGTCGAACCATCCGCATTATCCATCAACCTTAATAGCTCAGCTTTCTCTTGTTGTAGTGCTTCTATCTCTGGACCAAAGATAATTTCATTTTCTTGATTAGCCCTTATAAAATTAGTTAATTGTTCTATCTCATTATCAATTTCTTGTATCGACTTCTGGGAAATTTCTTGGTTATTAGCAATTAGATCATTTTGCCTTGGTCGATTCGGAAGAGTGACGTTATCAACTGGAAGCATCTCTCCTTTAGGGCGCGCAAGACCTGATAATCGATTATACAATTCGTTTGATTTTCTTGAGTTGGCTAGGTTACTAGTTGGCAGGCTATTTACTACTGATTTACTAGGTGCCCCAGAGAATGTTGGTACATCACCTTTAGCAAAGGGTGATAAGCTAGTTTGAATGGCTTTACTTATTCCTTTTCCTAAACCATATAAGGCAGGGTCGGCAATAGCTCCAAGCCCAACTCCCAACCCGATATGTTTCAAGTTATCTATATAATTGGTATCTTGAGGGTTTATAGCTTCACGAACACCCACTTCGCCCCCACCAATCATACCACCAGCAATTGCACCTTCTTGAGCTAATTGCTTAAGTTTATCTAAACCTTTTGAACCCGGCTTTAATCCTAAACCAGCTCCACGGATTGCTTTATAAGTTCCCATACCAGGAACAAGATATCCTAAGGCATCATAACCAAAGTCTGTTATCTTTCCTGCTAATGATCTATCTTCATTTGTAAACTGCGCTGCCCGTTGACCATCGTTTGTTTTCTTATAAACTTGGTCAAGAGTGCCTAGTGTCGCTGTGTTAGCAAGCCTTGTAAGCCCTCTAGTTGATTCTTTGGTGAATTTACTTCTATCCGTACTCACCGCATCATCCACGTTGTTTTTAAAGGCTTCAGTAAAGCTAACATCATCAAATGGGTTAATCGCTTGACCAAAGTTTTTTAAGGGAGTCATGATGTCATTTATTAACGATCCATTGTTTTTATCCTTCTTGCTCTTGTTATCATTGTTTTTTTTTAAGACACTCAAGTCACCTTTTTTCTGCTCGTTCTTTTTGGGAGTAGGTTCTTGAAGGTTATATTTTTTATAAACATTATTTTTTTCCGCTTTGACTTCCTTTGTCAATCGCTTTGTATATTCCTTAAATTCTCTTTCAGAACGGAATTGCCCATTTGAAGATGCGTTATACATAGCGTTGATATAATCATTAACAGTGAATCCTTGCTCTTTAATCTGCGCTTGTAACATAGGATTATTACGAATGTTTTCAGCATTCCTATTAGCTCCTTGTTTACGAAGTGCTGTATTATTTTCAGGCTCTTTCCAATAAGCGAGAGCATCCTCATACGTCTTCTTAGAAGCTTTCTTTTCAGCTTCCTTTTGAGCCTTTTGATATTCCTTTAAACGATGATTATATTCATCTTTTGAAATATCAACCTGTGCTTTTGTTGCTCCAATATTCCGTGCATTAGAAAGACCGGCATCATATGAGCCTTTTCCGAAACGTTGCTCAAATACATCTTTATATTTTTCTCGATTAAATCCTGCCATATCTACCCTCCTAAACAGGCATAATAAAAAGAGTAGCCATTAGACTACTCTTTCGAATTTATATCCACCTGTACTTCTACGTTTGCCGTATAGGATACTACTAATATGAGCCTGTGATAAACTCAACTTTCTCGCTGCTTCTCTTTGAGATTCAAATACTATTTCTTCATTTGTTTCAATCCTGATAGCTTTAATAGGTTGCCTAAGGTGGTTTCCATGTGTCGTCATAACTCTAACATTATCTGCATGGCTTAGTAGCTCAAGGTTATTCCAACTATTATCAATTTTATTCTCATTGATATGATTGACTGTCATCCCTATACATTTTTCTCCCCAACGTGCAACAGCTAAAACTTGATGTTGAAAAACGCGTTTTCCTGCTAACTTCATTCTTAAATATCCCTTATTTAATGCATTTACATTACGATTTAACACTTTTCCATTCTCTAAGTCTAATTCTAATTTGTGAAGATTATCTCGGATAAATACATAAGTTTCTTTCTTCATACCATTACAGTGAAAATTAGAAGGCATGTCGCACCTCTCTTTATCTTAAAAATGGTGATGGATCTAACACAGCACCTTTTGCATTGGTTACTTCATAATGTAAGTGAGGCCCTGTTGAACGTCCTGTATTACCTGATTTACCTACTAAACTACCTCTTGAAACGTTCTGGCCAACTTTTACACCAATGCTGTCAAGGTGGGCATAACGATGTAAGAAGCCTTTAGCATCCTGAATAACTATGGTGTTTCCATAACTCGAACTACCAGAAGTTGAAACTACCTTTCCGGCAACGGTAGATGCAACAGGCGTACCCTTAGGAACAGCTATATCCATCCCTCTATGTTGTGAATTTTTCTGACCAGTAACAGGGTGTGTTCGTCCTCCAAAACCAGAAGTAATCTTGTAATCTTTTAAGTTAGGTACCCAACCATCTCCTTTCACATCTGATTTAAAATTTGCGTTGTTATAGTAATCAATCATGGCTTGATTCATAGATTGATCAAGGTTACCTTTATATTCCATTTCATACATGCGCCAAGCAGCATCTTCACCATATTGTGCTTTAGCCCATTCAAGCTGTGCTTTTTCAGATGCAGACATATTCTCAAATACATATTTGCGCCAAGCTCGATTATCCTTTTGTTCAGATTCCCACTCTGCATCACGGCGTTTATCTCGTTGTTGTTGGTAACCGAAGTTACGGTCATTAAGCGCCCTCTGATAATCAAATTCCTGATTATATCGTTGATCACCTACTAAATCTCGTGACCTACCGTAGTCAAAATCACGCTGATTAGTGTACTTACCCCAATCGAATTGCTCTCGGTTAAGGTTAAGACCTTCAATACCAAGATACTCACTTAGAGCCTGCCCTCTTTCTTGCAATGCCAAGTTTTGGTCAAATTCCATCATACGTTGAGCCATCTCAGCAGTCTTTGCAGCACGTTGAGCATCAAGATCAGAAATATTCGATTGAGTAGCAATACCAATCTTATTCATTTGGTCTGCTGCTAGACCACTGTGAGCCAATCCTCGTGCACTAGAAACCTCGGAAGCGTTTAACTCATTTTGGTACCTATTTTTTCTAACAGTTTCTAATGCTCGTTCATAAAGAGGATCGAGTTGTTGTTTAGCACGGTCAGCAGCTTCACCATAAGATAATGCATTTCGCTGGTTAGGTGTGAACGAACCTCTTGAACTTGAACCACCTGTATAAGTAACCTCAGGTTCTTTGTTATACTCTTCGTTAACCTTCCCACTAATGGTTCCTTGTCGTTGTTCATGGCTCATTTTCCCCCATTGATTACTATCGACACCATAATAACCTGGAAGATCATCATATTTAGAATCATAGTTTCCCACATGATCTGTTTTTCCCGTTTGCTTAAATATATAATAATTACGCAACGAATCCGGATCAGCCATCTTTCGGTTGTCCGGATTGTCATAATAACCACTTGTTAATTTGTCTTTAACACTGTCTTGGTAATCTTTTAAGCTACTCACGCCTTACACTCCCTTCAGGCATAAAAAATAACGCCTACTATTAAGCAGCGTTCAAGAATGTAACTAATTCTGTATATTGTTCTTGAGTAATGCGATTCCCAAGTAAGAAAATGTCTAGTTTTTGTTGCATATCTTCTTTTGTTTCAAATGATTTTCTCTCTATAACTGATTTACATCCAATATAAGTTAAATTCATTTTCCATTCCTCCTATTTTAAATGATTCCTAGTTCAAGGGCAGTTACACGATAATCTACATTCACCACATAATCCATGAGTATTTCTGTTTCTGTTGGTGGTTGTGGTGGTTCAGGAGGGGAAGGCGGTGCTTCAATTTCTACTGCTACTACTTCTCCTTTTACCCTCTCTAATCGAAAGTATGGTATTGTTACCTCAATAAATCCGTAATCTTCTACATTCCCGCCTACATTTAATTCAAAATCTCTTTCAGGACTTATCCCTACAGGAACGGTAGAAACAATCTTTAAATCAGATTTACGATAGATTTTAACACTCATATTCCCCAAACCTCCACTTCCACTTGTGCTGTCAGGTTAATAGGTGTGTTTACAGTGTTATTTACAGTGTTTGTAAATTCAAGAAGAAAAGCACTAAATAAAGGATCGAGATTATAAAACTTAGTTAGATATATGCCGCCGCTATTTGAATATGTGCTACCATGACTATGCCCCGGCGGTGCGGATGAGGAATTATAGGGATTTTTAGGATCGATGTCCTTATTAAACTGAACATAATACTTTCTGGTAGCATCAGAGCTTGAACGATCTTCAATCCACACTCTGCCAGTAGTAAGCCATTCCTCCACGCCCATCGTATACCCAAAAGTTGGATCTTGTCTCCTAACATTCGCTGACTCTATAACGGTTGCGGTTGATGGTTTGGTAGCTATTTTACTAAAATATACCTTAATCATTTTAGGAACGATACCATCCAATGGAATTGTTTTAGTATACTTATTCGGTTTGTCAGGAGCTTCCAAATGGGCAGGGTACAATGATATATTATCAGTAGTGTAGACTTCCCAATAAAACCTTTTATATCTTAGTTTTCCTACAGTCTTACCGTCAGGTGTACGAGGATATCCGTCTTTTCCAATCATAGGAATACCGTACGGCTTACCTAGTTTATCAACAATGTCTAGCTCAATTTGGGAAACTCGCCTTTTCAATTCTTCAATCTGGACTACTTGTTCGTCACTTTCCATATGGAAGTTAACGTTGCCCTTTACTAGTGTGTCTTTTACATAACAAGAATATCTAAAGCGATCTAGAACTTTGTAGGTGGCTGTATAAATAGCTACAGGGTCATAGAGACTATCATCTATTTGGGCAATATAGTCACCGAATGCGTTAGGAACATCTGTTTTTTCATAATAACTCCACAAATTATCCTTCTTATTATTTTTATAAACACCTAAAAACTGTGAAACCTCATTTTTTAACGATGAATCTTGTAGACCTTTATCATTAATACGGTAAAGCTTTTCAATGTGAACTGGATTAGTTACTTCTCTTATTACAACACCTTCACCTAAAGTAACCTTATTTGTGCCCTTTACTAAACGCAAAGCACCCTCATACTTAGTAGAAACATCTTGTTCAGAAACAGTTTTATAAATGACTTTTATTGGCTTCCAGTCATGGTAACTCGCTGTTGGTAGAGTTAAGCTTTCACCCGTGCCGATTATACGGAGCCATTTTTTGTCACCTTTTGTTGCTTTGTTTGCATCGACATAAGGTACTGTACCATCAGCGTGAGCCATTTTCCATCCTAGTATAAATGCTAAAATCTCATGCTTATTTGGAATAATATTGTAAGTTGGTTGTCCACTTACAGGTGGCGCAGGATCATCTTGCCATCCAGTATCTGTTGCAGAAACAAACAATATTAAACTATCATTATCGAGATAATATCGATTGTTAGTAATATTGGCAGCAGAATCGGTACGAGTAAAGTAAGAGTTATTGAATTTAATAACCTCTACATCGTATATATCAATCCCTTTAGAAAAATCACTTAATGGTATCTTTATAGCCTTACCACCTATATAGCTACTGTTAATAGTTGGATTTTTAACGGTTTCAGCAGTCAATTCACATTCAATTTTATTCTGTTTCTTACGCCAATTTCCGCGATCATCTTGATACAGCTTATCGCCTTTATATAAATATTCATCAAAATATAAGCCAGAGCCATTATCTATTTCAATATACGGCCCTCTCACTGGCTGATAGTTTTGCACAAATTCCCTTTCAACAGTTCCCTCGACAAGCATCGGACCCTCAAAAGTGAAAGTACCAGGTTCATCATTTTTATTTTTAAAAGCAAGATGAATTATAGAGTTGTTTGCCGAATTAAATTTAATAAATTGCGCATCTGTATAAGCTACTACTGCCGTATCACTCATTGTAGAGTCAAGAATTGCAATCGCTCCAGAATGCTTCATACTATACACATAATCCTGATTGCGTTTGATTTCAACTCTAATAGAACTTACTTCTTTAGCACTGGCAGCATTCAAGGTAACTTTATCAGGGCTGTTTTTAACCACGTTTGCATGTAAGGTCCAATGATTGAAATCAAGAGCATGGTTTTTCACTTCATCCCCTAGTATTTCAACCGGAACAAGCGCAGCATTTTCAGGAGCTTCAATGGTATTTTCTCCACGCTTTAGGGTTACTGTTATCTTTTCTTCTTCCTTGACCATGTTTTCCATTTCTGTGACTCGTGAAGAGATTAAAGGATCTGCTTCTTGAAATGAATGGCCATTCCAGGTACCTTTAAAGTCACCAGTTTCATCAACTTTTTTCTTCACTTCATCATCAAGACTATTATGGGCATCTATAATATTATTAAATTCCTCATCTACCTGTTCAGCATTTGTTCTAGTTCCGTTCTGAAAATCATATTTCCTTTGAATCTTTGCCATATTATCACTCCTTATGGCTTCTTTACTTTGTATTGAAATGTCATTCCTAAAATTGTTAAGGGCTGATCTACTTTATCATTGGTGATGATTAACTGAATGTTTTTACCTCTTTTTTGAATCCTTAACTCATTCTCAACAACATCCCTGTAGCCCCAGAAGGATTCACCCCAGATTGCCTCTCCCCATGGGTCAGATTCATCCGTTGAAACTTCCTCTATATCAACATCTATATAATCCACTTTAGCCGAGAGATTAAATACTGATTGTTCTTTGTCATATTGCTTACATAAAGTCCAAAACTTACGGAACTTCTTATCTTGAACCTCTTTTCCAAAATCAAAATTCTTTGTTTGAAGTCTAAAAGTAATAGCTGCACCATCATCTGAATATACATTTTCATCAAATCTATAGATGTACCCTAAGTCAGAAGCAAAAAATAAAACCCCTTCTTTAGATAAAAAGGAGTTTGCCTTAATGTTTGTAAACTTGGTCCAGCATTGAAGAATTGTATCGTAAACAAGTGTTAAACCACTTGGGAAAGAGAGATAGTATTTGTTATCAAAGTAATGTCCAACAGCTTTTCTTTTGTCAGCAAGCGAAATACCTTTCAGAGTGCTTTCAATACTAGATAGTACCCTGCCTTGACTAGTAAGAGTAGACACTTGCCTTGCACTTACATAGTTCTGATCAGTGGAATACATGGCATATACACCATCTTCCGCAAGGTAGAAAAGGTCATTGCCGACCATTTTAACGGAGTTTGGAGCAATACACCCTGTAGGTACATTTATTTTCTGAAGGTCAAACGCTTCGATTGTTCGGCCATCACCCCGTAAGAACCACACAGAGCTTTCACAAAGGATAACTAAACCGTCACGGAAAGCTTCTAACTGGTTGATCACATCGTTATTATCAGTCGCTACATCAATAAAGAATATGGCTGGCCAATAATCATATACCGCATATCCAAGCTTTGGATCATGATGGCAGAAGGAAAGTCGATTTTTAACTGTTGGGTGTGCTGCAGCATAAATTCGGTCTTGTTTAATAGCCAATGCCCTAAAATTAGTGAGATTAGCTAAATCATTAAGCCCGGGATCTTGTTCTTCATTCACTCCTGTTCCCTCGGTCCCTTCCACAACCGGAACATGTGGAATTACTTCAGATACAACCCCAGCTTGATATTGTTTTAACTTACCGCCATCGGCAAACAGCACTACATCCCCAATGTTACGGTCTTTATAGCTAATCATTTGTACTTCGGAACTAGATAAAGAGCCTGTAATTACGCTCAGATTGCCGTTTGATTCCGAGTAAACCTTTTTATCACTGACTGCCAAATAAGCCCTATCTCCATTAAATCTGTTGTGCTGATAGTGCTTTGTAATTGGATTTGGTAAATGATTAGAGTATTTCACATAGCCGTTTCTCTTGGATATCGGCCCCTTGCCAAATACCACATTTTCGGCATCAACTACCGCCTGATCAGGTATGAGATTGGCTGCTGTTTTATCATTAATACCTAATTCAAATGTTCGGAGTGGATAAAGTAATTTCTTAGCCATCAAGTCACCAACCTTACTTGCCCGACTTCTCCATCCTGATTCTGCTCAATAGCAAAATCTCTTTTCTTTGCCTGGTACTCACTCCATGCATTCATTTGCATTTCTGGTTCCTCATCTTGATATTTTGCTCGAGCAACTGCATACAAGACTAATAGATCGTGATAATTCGATGGAAGTACAGGTTCATCATCAGGGTTTACAAGGTGCGGTAATTTCGCATAGTAATATAGCGTTAATTCTCCGTTATTTTCAGGCTTTGGCTGAATAGTTAAGGCATTGCCCCACTTTTTATAACCTCGGCTTGTACGGTCTTTTAAAGGGATTTCAAAGAGTTCGTTATCATCCATGATTAGTTCAATCTTATGAAAGTCAGAAGGTAAATCATATTTATCCTGACCAATAACTAAAGGAATGACAGCAGTCTGTTTATACTTTGCTACAGGAGTAAGATCATCCAATCCCCTATTAATCCATTGAATTATCTCGGCATTGGATAAGGAATCATCTATATCCTTGTTTACTTCTTTTATTAAACTTGATAGATTCATGCAATCACCTACTTTTTAGTGGTGGTCTTTGGCTTTAATTCCTTGAGAATTTCCTCTTTAGCTTCTTTGATTTCATTTTTGATAAATGCAGCTAATAGTTTGCCATCTTCACTGTTTGGAAGTTTAATTTCACTCACATTGATTCCTCCTTTAAATTAGAAAAAGGGAAGGCTTATGCCCTCCCTAGCTTTTATTAGGGTCCAACTACACCAGTTGAGCCGACGATACCTCTCCAATCACTTACACCGTAAGAATAGCGCATATAACCGCGATATTTTGCTTCTAGTGTATCAAAATCTTCTTCTTGCTTGAATTCAGGCTTCACACGCCAGAAGAAGTTCAATTCTGATACATCAGGATCTTGAATAAACCAAGCAGTATCAGAAGTTAGATAATCATAAACTACAACTTCAAGAGCGCCTTTAATTGTATTAATATCGTTAAAATCAGTTCCGGATTTCTTTTCTGATCCAACAATTTCTCGTGCCACAAATTCAAGTTTACGCGGAACGATTAGTTTACGAGGTTGGAATTGAATTTTATTTCCAACTTCATCCACCTGTTCATGCATGCACTGAATGGCGATTTTTAAATTTGCATCATTTAGAGCACCTGTTACAAGGTTTCCCCCTGCGCCCCCACCTTTTAAAACATGATCATTAGCAAATAATGCTTTGCCATCATAAATTGCATTTGCCACACCATCAAAACCATTGTTCAGGATGCCTGCTGCATCATTTTCAACCTTTGTTCGTCCTGCACGGGCAAGGTTTTTAGGTTTTTTATTGATAATTCCATACAACTCATCATCATGCATTTCTCGTGATACTTTAAATCCTTTTGCGAAAGATTTATGTTTGTAGTGCATCTCCCAACCTGGTGCTGGATCTTCATAGCTAACAGAACCAGTTTCGGTTTTTTCCTCCCACGGTGTGAATCCACCTAGTGATAAATCATGTTCCATATGCTTTTTAGATGCTTTCACATTATAAATCTTATTAAATTGTTCAGACTTCTCCGGATAAGTTTCGAAGAAAATTTTTCTTAACCCCGGTTCTAATAATTTACCAAAACCAGCTGTAGTTGTTTGTAAAGTCATTTACTATTCCTCCTTAGGATTTCCATTTTGCGTATTCTTCAGGGCTTAACCCTAATTTTTGAGCCATTGTAATTTCTTCTTGGCTTAAATTCAGACTAACCATCGCATTTTCATCGTGTGTTTCCACATGCTTACCTTGTCTCGCTTTAATCTGATCCACCACTTTCTGTTCTGCCTGTTGCTGGAGAGAAGGAATTTGTTCCTTTAACCCACGCAAACTAGCAAACTCATAGGCTTCTGTAAGAGTCATATTTTTATGTTTAGTTGCTAGTTCAAACATCTCTTGTTCAAACTTAGGGAAATTTTCATCCTTTTTAAGTTCATTTAATTCTGTATTAACTTGCTGTTGAAAAGCTTGGAACCGCATCTCTTCAAGTTGTTTTTCTACTGTTGATAGTTTTTCATTTACAGGTGCAACATATTGTTTGTATGCTTCTTCATCCATACCCAAACGATGTGCTTCTTGTTGTATATGTCTTTCTTGTTCAGCTTCTTGTGCAGCTTGGATTAATTCATCAATTGATGAATACCCTGTAATTTGTGCTACCCTTTGTAAGTGTTGCTCATAATCGGTAGCCTTCTGATTTACCTTGTCATAATTTAGACCCTTCTGAATGTAAGCGGGAGCTTCATCACGACTAATCCTCATATTTTCTTTGTTGTACTTTACTTCAAAGAAATCTTCATCCTGTGTGGTGGCAGGAGGTTCTTCATCTTGAACCTGTGTAGGCTCTGTTTCGATACCCGGATCAATTGTTTCTTCAATTGGTGCTTCTTCTACTGGTGGTTCATCACTGTGGTACTGTAAATCTAACTTCAATAAAAATTCGCTATGGTTGGCGATTGTCATATTTCTTATCCTCCCTCGGTATGGTAGCCGACAAAATAATATAAAAAGGCTAAGGAAGTCTCATCCCTAGCCCGATACTTATTCAGTTAGTTCTAACAATGCAGTTAAACCTATGAAAATAGAGCCAAACAATAAAGTTCCCCAGAACAAAGCATGAAATACCCAGTACATTAGCTAACCTTCTCTAATAGAATCCATAATGCTGTACCTAAAGCAATAGAAATAAGGATTATAAAGCCCCAAAATACAAGAGTGAAAATCATTACTATTCACTCCTAGACCAGTAGCCGCAACGTTTACAGGCAGTCTTTTTCGCCTTTAAGACGTAGCAGTAATAGGTTTCCTTTTTACATTTGGCCCACGAGCATATACAGGTATGAATCACGTCACCGATAGCGTCTAGCCATGTATCATTTTTAATATCTTTTAACCAATATATGAATGTTTTCATTTTCTCACCTTCTTTGAACAAGGTATCCTCCACAAAATTATCTAGGTGCTAATAATGTTTGCATTATTTGATCTTCATTCATTCCCTGCTGCATCATTTCTTGTGCTTCCTGTTGCACTTCTGGTGGAGCTCCTTGCATAAATGTATTAAAGTCAGGTGGTCCTTGTGGTTGTTTTTGCATTGCTTGTTGTTGCATCATCATTTCTTGTTTCCTCTGAAGCACTTCCTCGGCTTTAGGGAACTTAACTGTTTCTAATAACGCTTGTTCATCAATAACCTTCATCTGGAACAATTCTTTTGCTTGTTCATACAAGAATGCCTTTGAATATTGCATCGAGGAACCAACTTCAACACGAACATCAAAGTCAGGATCTATTTCAATTACTTGTTTCTCTAATTGTCCTTTTTCCCCATTGAATTCATCATATTCTCTTTTTGTTTTCAACTCATCTGCCTTAAATCTAATGAACTGAGCTTGATAATTATCTCCAAGAATACGAATATACCGTGGTTCTTGATAAAACTCTCTGACTAGCTCAATGATCAACTCACCAATCTCTTTTAATCCAGCTTCCAATGTTCGCCCTAATAGCCTTACACGTTGGTTAGCACTCTCTTGAAGGGCAAGAATAGCACTTGCAGCTGTAACCCCACTAGGAGCCTTTCCTTGCGTTACATCATGAATACCTGAAACTGATTCAGCATCCCTTTTCTTAGTTGTTAGATGATTAGGGATAAAGTTTGGTATCCCTAATCCACTTTCTTGTTTAACACCATTAACATTCTGAACCGGAACCATCTTCATAGGCATATTTGTAAATTGATTTTGGTTAATTCCTGCAGTCGGTTCATAGAATATCGTTCCATTCCCACCTAATCTAGCATTATCCAATATCTGCTGATCCAATAGATTAACAATCATCTGTGGAGAAATGATTTGAGCAAGCACACCCATCGCCCAGAACTTCTTCTCTACAGGGAATGCTGGAATAGCTACGAATGGATAACGGCCATGTTTATAGAATTCTTTCTCATCCCTTAGTAAAGTATCTCCAGCAATCGTTACAAGCCGTATCTTGCCGTTTTCCTTCGCCCAATACTCAATCAATAGGACTTTGTTATCTCTCCGTGGTGAATCGTCAGTATCGTCAAAGACAGCAATTTCCTCATACTTCTTATCTGCCTGTACATCTTTGCCGTAACGCTTTTTAATGTACTCAACACTCTTTTGAGAAGCATAGATAACATAATCACTGTCTTGTACACTCTTAGCCCTTGGTGAGATAAAGAACTGATCTAATGGCACATTAATGATGTCTATATCTCCTAAACCTTTTATTAGTTCAGGATTCCAGAACACCTTGTAAATGCCCATACCATGCTTTATTCGAGTACGTTCATTGAGGATTAGTTTATAATCCATGTCTCGAACATCCCAAACATACTCAATGATCTTGGAAAGAATATCAGCCTTTTGTTCATCACCTGGTTCTGTCGGCAAGGTAACAATCTGCGGTCTGTTATCTGTCAACTGTGGAATAATGCTTTCAACAATAGAAAAGCATATGTTAGTCACGGGTTGAACCTGACCTTCATATGCTGGTTTACTCTTCCATTGTTTCCCTCGGTAGAAGTCTTCTTGCCTTTGCCAAGACTTCTCTTCTGCTGCTTTGATGGTTCGGGATTCTATGAATCTATTTTGAATGAGTTGAACAAGTTTTTGTTCGTTCTGTTTTTGTTTTTCGGATGAATCATTCTTTTCAACCTTTTCCTTTGTTAATTCCATTGGGTATTCACCCCTATTCGACTAGTACATATGTTTTTTTAAATATTTCAGGCTTACAAGGGTAGAACTCACCTTGAACACCTTTGATAATATAGTCACCTTCCGATACTTTCATTAAGCCTTCAAGTGTTTGAATCTCTCCAAATATAACCTCTCCAGCGTATTGACTATACAAGGTTACCGGCTTATTAGGAGCATGCCTAATAAATTCCGGCACCCCTTTTGTAAAATTCTTCTTCGTGAACTGCCACGCTTCAATTTCTACTGGTTTCTTACGGTATATAGGCATCTACAAATACCCCTCTCCATCCTCGTGATACTCTAGCCCTGTAGCATCTTCCCAATGGCTATAGTGGTCGTAATCGCTTGGCTGTGGCGTTTTCTCATCAACAGGTGTCATATGATATATCAATCTATTTAAAGCTTGTGTCATGGCATCCACATCATCGTCATGTGATCCTTTAGGGAACGCAGCGCACTCTTCTACGAAATCATGTATCCATGGCGCATTCACTGGATCAGGTAAAAACACATTCCCTGCTTCAATTGCAGGAGATACAGCACTAGCACGAGCAATCTTTCCTCCCTCTGGATTGACCGCAATCATACCTGGTATCTTATTTTTTAATAATTGAATGACCGCAGGTCCATTGGCCTTATCCTCAATCAACTTCATTAAGGCTTTAGGGTATTTAGCTGTCATATTCCTTACTGATTGAACAGTGGTAGGTAAATCCATCCTAGACTTCACACGATCAACTAAAAAGTATTGAGCACCCTTCCTGCCCCAAACATGCCCAGCAACAAAGTCGCTGCCATCTGAATCTTTAAAGGTACAATCCCACGATTGAATAAGTTCATCCAACAATGGCAATTGCATGTAATACTTCCACCATTGACGTTTAAGCATCGTTCCTTCTTGTGCTGTCGGTCTGCCTTGGAATAAAGCTAACCATGCTCTTGAACCTTCTTTCGTTTCATAAGCACGTTTGAAATCTTCCATCCACTCTTTATCCTTGCCGATCTCAGGGAACAACGATTCTCCTACTTCTCGACCTAGTGGATCGTTCTCTTCTGCTTCACAAGGAAGATTAAGAACCATAAGCTTTTCTGTTCCATGTTTAATGAATCGACCTGCTAAATCATCCTCATGCCATCTTGTTTGAATTAAAATAACCTTCCCATTTGCGGAAAGGCGCGTTTTGATGGAGTTTAACCATTCTTCCCATATTCTTTCACGATACGTTTCGGAATCAGCTTCTTGACGGTTCTTTATCGGGTCATCAATAATAACTAAATCCCCAGGCTGTCCAGTAATCCCTGCCATAATACCACGGCTTATCATACTGCCTTTATGGTCTTTTATTTCAAATTCGGTATCTGATTTACTTTCATTGGATAGTTCGATACCAAATAACCCTTGACCAAACTCATTAATTTTCTGCTTATTGCGCCTACCAAACTTTCTAGCTAGATCATCCCCATAAGATACTTCTATAACCCTCTTGGTTGGGTACTTACCTAAATACCAACTAGGTAACGTTTCGGTAATCGCTTGGGACTTTCCATGTTGTGGCGGCATACTGACAATTAACAGATTAACCGTTTGACCTTTATCATTAATCAATTCATTTGCTATCAGCTTTTCAACTGAATCACAAACTAACTCAACATGCTTTCCTCTAACCCATGCACCATTATGGATATACTCAACATAATCAACGTAGCTATCAATAGCCTTATCCCTTAGTTCTAATCTTTGGAGATATTCTAATTCTTGTAGCTCTTGATCGGTTATCATGACTTAATCAACTTCTTTTTCAATTCTTCAATACGTTGCTGTCGTTCTTCTGGTGATAGTTCTATATATGTGTTATTCATGCCGCCTGAATGATTAATCTCTTGTTTATCGCGCCATTCATTCGGCTTGCGATTTTTCAACCAGAATATTTGTGCTGTAGTATCAGGAATAACTTCTTTTGTTTTCTCTTCAACCAAAACACTTTTATATTTTGAAACTTGAAGCTCGACTAATTGAATTTCTTCCATTGTGGCTTCTGGGTTCTCCATTTTAAAACGATTCACAGTGACCTTTTTCAAAGCATAATATTCTTCTGCAGACATTTCTACCTGACCATACTTCTTTTCTTTATACTCATAGCCTAAAGCACGTTTGAGCAAGGCGTTTTCTACTTGACGGTCAACAATTTCCTTGCCCTTTTTTAGGGCCTCGCAAATCTCGCAATACTTATCCTTCCACCTATAAAAAGTAGCTGGGTTAATACCCATGTTATGAGATATCTGTTCATCTGTAAGACCATCTCTCGACCATCCCTCGATGAGTAGCAACCCCTCAGGCTCCAACCACTCTTGATATTTACCTTTAGCCATTACATACTCACCTACCTCCCTTTGTAGGTTACCTGAACACCTACAAATCATTTTTAGGATTAACCACTTGAAAACAACCGCACCTTTTACATATTCTTTTTTTCGTCCCATAAACATCTTGGTAATAATAGTACTTGCAACCTATTCTTTTACATAATAAAAAACGGATAACATCTGAAAAGTTATCTATCCATATTCCTTCTTTCCAATCATCCCAAACAAGCTTGAGGTATCTAAAATAAGACCTCATAGATAATCATCATCCCTCTTATCTTCTTTCATAGGAGGAAACACTTTATCCATTTCAATTTGCGCCTGCTGCATGTTATCGGCTCGTTGCTCTCTCTTATACTCTGTGTAATCTTTTGCCAGTACCTTATCAACTAGCTTTTGTGTTTGTTTCATACTCAACACTACATATGTGATGAATGTTATAAGGATTAATACTATTGCTATAATGCATGTCATTCTTAACACCTCTCATTTATTAATAATCAAATAAAAAAGCCACTCGATTTGAGTGACTCTTAATTACTATATTTGTTTATAAGTTTTTACTTTAAATTGTTGCTTTGGTACCCCTAAAACCTCTGCTAGTTCAACTTTAATTAACTGGTGTAAATCACCTTTATAACTCGTATCCACATCAATCTCTTTATAACTTTCAAATTTCTCAGCAACCATGTTGTCTCCTACTTTTTTGAAAAGTTGAAAAGTAACTCCAACTCTCATTTTACTCAACTCCTTTTTTGAAGAATCATTAAAGGTTTTCTTCGTAATATAGGAATATTCGACAAATGAAGTGATTTCCCCTTTTTATTCTTTCTAAACAAGATACCCACGCACGACAAACAAGCTCGTCAGCTATCACCAGTGAAAGGGTGTTGTATACATGGCTTACTGGATACCTTGTTTACAAAAAATAATAAGCGACCGCCACCCACCCCTTGACGTAATTGTGTCGCTTGATTTTCCCACTAAGACCTATTTATTGTCATCATCCCACCATAGACAACTATCTGCACACCCTTACTGTCCGTTAGTGCAGTTTCCCACAAATCATAATTAATTGACAGGAGGGACAGGAATCGAACCTGCAACAGTCGGTTTTGGAGACCAACTCGCTACCTTAGAACATGCACTCCTATAGAAAAAAGACGATGCTCTCACCTCTAAGAAGCACCGTCTTAATAAAAGGGATTATACAGTTTATGCAGATTAAGCTATCGCCACGCTCCACACTGCGCTCGTATACATGTTGAAGGCATGTACACTATTCATTAAATCAATTCGATCGTATAAAGCTTGAAGGTTACTATCAATTAACAATTAAGCATTATTCGATTGTTTCCGCAACCGATATTATTACTTATTACCATTTTACCATGCTTGAAACAACATAAGTGTTGCCTGTTTGTTGCTTGTTACATTGCCCTTTTCATCTGACTCATTACTTTCCTTACATACTGGTGACTGTAATTCAATTCACTAGCTATCTCTTTTAAACTTCTCCCTTGCACAAACCTCAAATAAGCTATTTTCCTTGGCAGTTCCTCATAATTGTTCATCAAGGACTCTACTCGCCTTTTTGTTTCTTCTTTCTTCTTGAGAAGTGCTTCTACTCGTTCAATTTTATTAGATAGTCTATCAAAACGCTCAGCTGCATTATCCATTGGTACCGTATGAAAAAGCCTACCACCCATCCACCATTGTTCACGTTCTGATTCAGCTAAGTTTAATTGCTCTTTTAATATTTCGATTTCTAAACAAAGGTCATTGTATAGGATGAATGTATCAAGCAAGATTATTTGCCCCCTTCAACTACAATAGCTTTCATCATGTCTTTTAATGTGTTCTGCATGCCTTGATAAGATAATGCCACGCCTTTCCAAGTGACATAATACCCTTCGTATATGCCTGACTTCTCAAGGTTTAAACCCTCGGCTATTTTACTCTTATAATTGGAATCGTTTATTGCCATCTTATTTGTTTCACGCTCGTATACATACATTTGCCCGCGTTCCGTTGATGCCCTACCGAAATAAAACTGATACTGCGATTTATAAAAGCCGGCAATCTTCCACGCTTCTCGTTCAGCTCGATTATAATAGTGTTCTAGCGTTGCTATTTGAAAAGGTGTAAGTGAGTCTAAGTTTTCTTCAAAAGCATCGATGCTTTTTAATAATTCATTGTGCTGTTTAATCGCCCTAGCTGCTCCTGCCGGCAATTCTTCCTTAATCGCTTCTTTCAACTGTTCGGGAGATAATATAGTTTCTTGAATTGGTAGTGCAGTCACACACTCACCTTCTCCAGTGCTTCTATTTGATATTTTGTTAGCGTACTAAGACCTTTTAGTCCTTGAGCCATCTTTGCTAAAACAAAAGCATCCCTGACGTTATCTGAAGGATGATCAAATCCCCAATGCTTATAGATAGGCAAAACCATCGCATCTTTAGCAGCATTCCCTTTTCCTGTTGCGAATTTCTTTAATGACGATGGGGAAACTTCATAATAGGAGTATCCATTCCGTATCAACTCTGCACGAATCAACCAACCTATGCCGTATTGAGTGGATACTCCTGCACCTTTAGAGCCGTATGAGAAGCCTTCTATACAAATAACATCACTTTCGCATATCGGACTTATAACTTGTTTAGTAATATCCATAAATCTTTCAGGATCATTTTCTATTGTTGTTGTAATTTCTTTTGACCAGATTTCCGATTTATCGATAATAACTAATCCAGTCTTAGTTGATGGGTCTATTCCTACAAAGCGCATCAGCCCACACGCTCCTTGTAAAGCTTGTTGAGTTGTTCATCATCAAGTTTCAGCAAATATTCACGGTTAAATCCTGTTCTCCATTCCAATACACTGATCATGTTGTCTCTTTCCCAAGCATCGAGTTTAATCAATGCGATTCACCGACCTTTCAGAACTAAAACCATCAGGGTACCGTTTCATCAGTTTTTCGATGTTAGTCATTGCTACTTGTTCAAGAGTAAATCCGTACATTGTTGCTAACCCAGCTAAATAATGAAGCACATCTCCTAATTCATCTTTTATTTTTTTACGATCTACTTCATGTCCATGAAACACTTCTTTTTTGATTATGTCTCCTACTTCTCCTGCTTCACAAACTAACCCTAAAGCGTAGTTTGACACTCCCTTATCATCACTTGCCGGCATTGTTCTTTGTGACACTTGTTGATAGTCATTTAATTTCATCTTGTTATTCTCCTTCCGTACAATCCGTGTTTTTCAAGTTGCCAGTAAACTACGTTTCTATCTATTCCTAATTCAATTGCGATTTGGAAAGAGGACTTACCCTCCCCCCATAACCGCACCAGGTCTTTTAAATAATCATCATTCCATTCTCTTAATTGGAGCTCTCTTGCTGCTTCAAATTTATAATCGATGGAGCATTCTTCCCAAAGGCAAATTTGTATTAACTGTTCTTTTGTTGCATCTTCAAAATGCATTGATCAAAAAGGTAAGTCAGAATCGTCAATATCTATTTGTTGACCATCATTAGCGAATGGGTCTCTTTGTTGCTTGTTTTGCTGATTACTAGATTGATTGTTATTAGGTTGATGATTATCATTCTTCTTATCAAGGAATTGAACACTTTCAGCCTGTACCTCTGTTACATAAACACGCTTTCCATCCTGCCCTTCATAGCTACGTGTTTGAATCCTTCCGTCCACTCCTGCTTGAGCACCCTTTTTCAAGAAGTTCGCCACGTTCTCAGCTGGCTTTCTCCATATCACACAATTTATAAAGTCAGCTTCCTTCTCACCTTGCTGGTTGGCAAATGTTCGATTTACCGCAAGAGTAAAAGTTGCTACCGGCACCCCGTTGGGCGTATATCTAAGCTCTGGATCCTTTGTTAATCTTCCAACAAGTACTACTCTATTCATTTGCTTGTTCCCCTTTCCGTTCCCATATGGATTGACATATAATTAATATGGGTTTTTATTTGCCTTTTTTCTTATCAGCTAAAATATATTCCTCACGAATGACCTTCTTCTGCCACTCTAACCATTCAGCGTAATTAGTTGCCATTATGATTTTTCCACTCCCTTACAGCTTTTTCTTCCTGCTGTAATTCTTTGGTGAGTTGTTTAGCTTTAATATCTTCTTCGTCCATGAAATATAACGGACCATACTTTTTTCTGAACACTTTTTTCCAGTATCTTAATAGCGCATCATCAGCATGCACTTTCTTATGGCACTCGTTACAGAGTAACAATCCATTTGTAAATACCCCGCGACCTTTGCCACTCCCCTTAGGCTGCACATGGTGGATATGACAACCTCTACCCATGCACATTTGGCAAGTATCTTCGAAATGGTCTTTTATTTGATCCCTGACATACTTTGAAAACTTATTCCTATCTCCACGCTTCTTTACCCTGCGACTATATGACGGCTTAGCGACTGGATGGAATCCTAAATCCATAACCTTAGCAACTCCCTCATTGCCATATTCTCTGTTTCATAGAGTGCCATGGATTTTATCATCTTTTCATTTTCTTTCTTAATGTTTTCGTGAGAATAATCTAACTGAGTTAGCTCATGCCTGGTATCAAGTAACTGATCACGATAGTTGTTACGTTCTTCTCTCAAACTAGTAAGCTCTGACTCTACATCATCACATGCAGCATGGATACTCTCTAATTCACTTACTTTTGCTTCTAATTTTTCAATGAGCGCATCTTTCTCTTTTCCACTTTTCTTCTCATCATTCAGGGCTGTGCTTAGTTCATCGATTAATTGGCGATATTCAGCGTTTTGATCTTCTTTGGTGGGTTTAGTCTCGGAGTCTTGCTTTGCCATTAATTTGGGCCGTTTTGCCTTCTTATTAGCCTTAATTCGGTTCTGATACTTCCAGTTCCTCAAAGTGTATTCATTTACACCTTTTTTCAATGCTATTTCAGCATCCTTCAAACCTTTTTCTTTAAGTGCATAATATTCTTCAGCAGTTATCTCCACATCTACAACCCCCATAACCGATTTTTTCTCGTACCCTCTTTCTAAACCGAAGTTCCAAAGTAATTGCGCAAATTTATCTTTATGAAGTTTTAAAGCCTTTCTAATTTCATTCTTTGGCACTCCACCCTCTATCAAGGTTGCAATGTCACTTCTGGTCATATCCTCACCTTTTGCAAGAATATGTTTAAATCCCTTTGGAACATTATTGTTGCTAATATCTTTACGCAAGGATTTGATTTCTTCGCATATATGGCAGCCTTCACAGTCTACAAACGTTTCTCCATGCTGATCTATTAAGTTTGTTACTCGGATAATGGCATTCATTAGCTTCATCCTTCACTTTTTAATACACCGTAACCAGCTATGTCTCTCCAAGGATTTTCTTCAAAGGCACCTTTGTTTGTGGCGATCCGCATTAATTTATCAAATATCCGAACAATAGCTAACATATCACTGTATTGATCTGGCTTAACTCCGTTAGGATATAGTAGTTTAAGAAATTCATCTGACTTATTAAATGCATCTCCATAGGATTGGTTCTTTTCGTCTACAAGTTGCCCAATTTTAATAGCTATTTCTTCGTACTTAGTTGATCGTGGCACATTCTCGTAATTCATATTCACTTAATCACCTCATTTAATTAATTCTTGTAAATCATGTCTAATTCTCATAGAGTAGCATCGGTCATTCTGTTGCTTCATAACCTTCCGCATATCCCCAATTGCTTGATTCAATATTTTTTCATTAGGCTTACCAACATTATTAATTCGCTTTGATATTTCCAAGAGCTCTAATTCATTCTTGAGCTCCCTTCTTCTGTTCCGTACTTCTTTCATGGCTTTATACATTTGATAACCCTGGCTTGCGTTCAAGTTGGCAAATTCCATTAGATGTTCTAAATCCTCGATTTCAAGCTCACAACGTTTGATACCTTCTCTTATCTCTTCATATCGTTTTGGATAGTTTACGAATACATCTCTCACTGCTTGTAAAGCTTCTAGGATTTCCATCGGTCCACCTCACCATATATCCCAATTTCTCAACGTAACTTGACCTGTATACATGCGATCTAAAGCTAATAACAAGACTGCAACCCTTGACCGACCTAATTCCTCTGCAATCCCTGTCAAACTCATGTTAACTTTCCAAAGTTTATCGAATCTTTCAATTTCAGAGTGAGCCCAAAACCAATCTACGTCTTCTAAATCTTCTAGTGAAATATGAATCAATTTTCTTTCATTTTGAAAGTAAAAGTTCTCCATTCGGGCTATCACTAAGTTCTCTTTCTGCTCTACGCTCTTCAATCTTCTGTTCCCACCTTTCAAAGTAGGCTTTCCAGTCACGTTCTACTGGTTCAATACAGGAGCATGGGTTTAACTGCCATGCTCCAGGAAAGACCTCTGTGTATTTCCGACCTAATCCGTTACATTTTCTACACATACGGCACCTCACATAAAGTTTCGTAATCTATAATTCTTACCTTCGAGTTTTAATATTGAACAGTCTTGAACCATCCTGCTGAAATCTCTTTCTCCATACATCGAAAGCAATTCCTTGGCAGTATAGTTTGTGGTATAAATTGTGGCTTGTCCTATTCGACTGTCTACGATTTCATATATCTTTTGTTTAGCCCAGGAGGATGCTTCATCTTTCCCATCTCTTTCAACACCAAGATCATCCATTACTAACAGATCAACTTTTTGTAGTGCTACCAGTAAGTCTGTTTCTTTCAAGCTACTATTTTTCCCATACGTAGCTTTTAACTCAGTCATTAAGCGAGGTAATGATATGAATATCCCTGTGTGCTTTTGATTAATGATCTCTTTGACGATTGCCGCAGCTAAATGGCTTTTACCTAGACCTGGACGACCTTGCAGGAGCATTCCTTGCCTTTTGTTGAATGTTCCAATGTATTGATAAGCTTGCTCCAAAGCAAGTCTCTGTGAGTCATTTTGTGGATCATAACCACTAAGCGTTGCTTCCTCCAAATCTCGATTCATTAAACTTTTGCCTTTAAAATATTCTTGCAGTTCATTCACTTCACGGTTTTCTATCCACTCATTTACTTCATCAGCAATTTTTTTATCTTCAGGCGCGATCAGGTCGCAGTAGAAGCAATACTCTTTACCTTCTTTCAAAAGTAACTTCCTGCTGCATGACGAGCATCGATTATCAGAAACCGAATTCGTATTCCTCTGCAATCGCTCCGGCATTTGGATGCGTTCCATTTGGTGGCCCACCGCCCTTTTGGTTTAAATATGATTCAAACTTAGTTCCAAATAAGGTCTCTGGACGTAAGAATTTATTCATTTTGGAGTCATTAAGCCATTCTGCTGACTTATTATCTATGACCTTTTTAAAGTCCTCCAAAGTAAACCCTTCATTCCATCGAGCTTTAATAACTCGTTGTGTTGCTTTCGTTGATGAACGATAGTTTGATCGAGCTGCATCGTTGAGATAATTTATTATCTCGACATAAGGTATATTTTCTTTTGTATTATTAAATGTAGTATTAAAAGATGTATTATTATCTTTAAACTTTTCTTTAATAGGGGTATTTAACTTTTCTTTAATAGGGTCATTAACAATTCTTAAATACCTATTTAAGATTTCTTTAGTACCCTCTTTGAATTGAATTTCCGAATGGATATATCCTTTTTCCACAAGTTGATTGATCCATTTCGAAATCGAAACTTTACTAACGTTATATAAATCCGAAAAGTAAGAATTACTTGCCCAGCAATAGCCTTTTTCATTACATAAAGCTGTAATTTCTCCGTATAATAGCTTTGCATTGGGGGTTAATTCTTTGTCATACCGAACGTTAGCTGGAATTATCGCATAGTAATGTCTTTGCATACATTCACCTTCTCGGTATTTTTAGAACAACAGTTCCCTGTAGCCAATAGTCAATACTTGGTATATAATTGACTACAAGGAATAAACTTTATAATGAACTTGAATTTTCTGGTCTAGTTGTTGGCGCAACTAGGCTGTTTTTTTGCCCAATAATTTATGGATGTAATCTACACCTTTTGCCGTTACATATGTTTGTGGCTTATTTATGACCTGAGAGCCCATTTCTATTGGCTTCTCTTTTACTACAAAGTATCCACGGTCAATGAACTGCTGATAAGGAGTGTTATCACCCATGAAAATCTTGTTTTCTCTTAAGAAAGCAAACAGTTTGTTCCGACCAATCCCCAAAACCTTCGCAACCTGTCCAACCTTCTGATAATTCTCTCCACTGATAAATTTATCGTGTGCTTCCACCTTCGGCTTATTACGCTCATTTTCTTCTTGGAGATCAGCAGCAAGTCTTAATGCTTCGGCAAATGAAGTAGGCACTGCAAATTGTCTGTGCAACTGCTCTTTTATTCTCTTAAACTCTTGAATGAATTTGATTTTCATTTGTACAGCTTCTTTTGTGTTGTAACTCATTACAACAAGCGCAAATGCATCCTCTGTCATATCAATTTTGGGCATTTCTTGATTTCGCGAGTTTTGATACGTTCGCTGTCCAAAATTGGACAGTGAGAATTCTTCTCCTGCATATTCCATTTGTGTACGTATATCTCTTAATACCTTATTGTGCTCCTTTCCAAATACTTCTGCGACAGTCAAACTATCAGTAACTGCTTGTCCCTTCTCAATAAAAACTAATCGATTCAAACACCATCATCCTTTCTTTAATTCGATAAGATCGTCAATCCCACAGTTAAATTCTTTGCAGAGCGTGTACACCGTGGAGAGGTGTAGCATTTTTGACTCACCTTTCTTTAAGGCTGTAAGCGCACTTCTGGAGATGTTAGTTTTTTCACTCAACTCATTAATTGACTTGATGCGGTTTTGCCACATTAAATCTTCGAGTTTAAAGAGAAAAAGAGCCTGAGGATCTTGTACCATTTCATCCCTCCTTTCAAGGGAATTGTAACACTAGCTTTACAACTTAATTGTAACAGTAGCTTTACAATTTTACAATCCTAAATTTCCAATAATAATTATTAGTTGCACAAATTGTTATGCTTTGATATCATAATTGTGTACTATGTGTGCATACTATAAAATAAGGACGGTGAAACCAATGGGTAAAATTAAATCAAATCTTCATATTCTAATGGGTGAAAAGAAAATCCGTAGCATTAATCAATTGTCTAAAGACACCGGGATTAGCCGCCCTACACTTACTAGAATTTACAATGACCAAAGTGACAGAATAGAATTTGAAACTATTTATAAACTTTGCAACTTCTTCGAATGTTCAATAGGCGAATTATTTACGATCGTTGAGGATGATCAGGAATAATTATTACTGTATTACACTAACTTATTTAAAAAGGAGCGAACACAAAATGGCTGGTCATGTACGTGGAGATAATTACAAACCAACAACTACTATTGCATTTGATCCTAACGTTCTTAAGAAAGTTGATGATTACTGGTACGAAAACCGTAAAGGAAATCGAAGCAAAGGTGTCAACGAACTGATCCAGTACGGATTGAAATACTTAGAACTTGTTGAAAAGAAGAAGCAACGTGAAGCTGAGAGGATGCTTGGATAAAACAGCCGAGCATCCTTTTTTATTCAAATTTTTTTCAGCCGTTCTATTTCTTCTTTAGCCTTCATTAGAAGAACAACTAACTCTTTTTGTTCGTTCAACGATTCTAAGTGACCTTCCCTACTCTTCAAGCTACTTATCGCAGTTTGCAATCCCAACCTACTCAATTCTTCAATCTTCTTCTCCTGTTCCTCATACCTATTAATAACATCTAATAATTCTTGCTTCATCTCATCCGCGAACCAAACTCCGTCTTTAATTAATCCATCAAATACCCAGGCTACTCTATCTTTTAAAGAAGCTTTACCACTCACATGAAACACCTTCTATCTTTTGTTTACTTAATCTTCTTCTGGACGTTTTTTATTAGTACGATCAACTTCTGCTTCATAACATTCATCAAAGCCTACATCTACAAATTGAACACAATTAGAGCCATCACCATATGCCAAAGAATCAATAAAATCTGCGAGCTGTTTTCTTTTTTCATCATATTCGTCTGATAAATCCCAGCCTTCTTTACTTCCATCTGGTGCAACAAAGAAAGATTGATAACCATTTGTTTTACCTTGAATTACCGGGGAAACTAAATTTGAGAAAAGCTCTACTGCCTTTTCATGTGCTAAATCCAATTTTCTTTGTGCCTCTGGATAACTGTCCCCAGTAACCACAAATGAATTATGTCGAATATATCCCACTATTAAACTCCTCCTACCTTGTGTTTATTTATGATGTTTTAATTGTGGCCGCCATAACATATGGTGGTCCACTCGGTCCGTATCTCATTGCTGTAGCTACATTCTTCAACCAATCATGAGCATCTGCATCCATTTCATTTTTTGCTGGAATAATAGTCGTTGTGCAATACATTGGTTCACCAGGGAATTCATCGTGCTCTGCACGTTCTTTTTTTAAATAAAACTGAGCTGCCATAGGAAGATTTTCTCTTTTACAGATTTTAATAATTTCAGCCATTAACGGCGAAATTTCTTCGTCATATACTTTCTCTTTGTCGTACATCCTCTTTCCCTCCTAATCAACTAATCTTCATCATCATTTAGAAGATCATCTATAATTTCATAAGCCATTTGACCATCATCGTTTTCGGTTTCCCCTAAAAATTCATCATCAATAAAAGCGACATATCCTGTTGGATACAATGTAACGCAATCTTTGTGATAAAGATTATCTTCAACAATTATCACATCATCATTCCATACAAATTCATCTTCGCAAGAAGCACACTTACTCATTTACCCACCCTTTCTTAATTCACTTTTTTGCTATTGAACAAAGCTATCATTATGTTAATTAAATATTTACCTTTTGTAGATATTCCGTCTGAAAAGAACCACTAAAACCTTCGAGCATAACAACTGTATAGTCGTGTTTTGGATGATGTTTAAATTCGTCAGTTCGGCAAGTCCAAATCTTACCGTTGTGAGCTTCAGCTTCAATACAAGTGTGCATTACTACTTTGTCGCCTTTCTTTAAGGCTTTAACACTCATTCTTCCTTCCCCCTAATTAACATTTTGCTTAATATATTTAGTGAAAAAGCACATTTTTTTATAGAACTTGGACAAATCCATTAAAATTGAATACTATATAGCACAATCATATCCTCAGGTTGTAAGCTCATGAACTCCCTCTTTGCAGGCACTAGAAATGTTGTGCCTGCATTATTTATTTAAATGCAATTATTTTACTTGTCCCAGTCATTATTCGAAAATGTTTCATACAATAAACTTGTATAATAAATTCTTTTGCCATACAGTTTGCTTCGGAGCCATTATGGCTCCTTTTTTTATACATAATTACTCTTTTGTTTACTTAATCTGCTAGTATACTTATAATTATTATTACTCGTTCTTTTTCACAGGCTCATCTCCCGGGACTGGAATCTGTACAGGATAACACCTCAGTGAAAATCATTGAAAAGGGAGTGGTCGTTATGAAAGAAATGTTTACTAGCTTAAACGGTCTACAAATCTTGGTGCAAATAATTTTGCTCGCTGTGAATATTGCAATCTTTAGTAACTCCATCACTGAGGTGCCTGTGAAAGAGAATGATTTAAAATAGTGACTGCTGAAAATAACCACCAGCTGCTACTTCATTTACCCAAAGAACTTCCTGCCTTTTGGCCCCTGCTTCTGCTGCCACATCTAATGTTTCCCTGTGCCAATGTTTCAATCTTTCATCATAAATATGATGAGCGTATCCAGAGAGAATAACTGGACCGGGATGTGCATCTAATGTTTCCAATAACTCAATATGATCATCTATCGACATTTCATGCTTGTAGTGCCTTTTTGTTCGAGTCTCAATAATGTAAGGCGGATCTGCATATATTAGTACTTCTCGTCTCTTATATCGTTCAAGTAATTTCACAGCTGGTTGATTCTCTATTTGTGCTTCCTTTAATCTTTTTGCTACTAGGAGAATCTTATCAGGTAACTTCCCCCATTCCTTCGCTGTGTCTGGTCCATTAGAAGATATTAAACTTCTCCAACCAGTTCTATCCGATGTCTTAGCCCCGATAGCCTGCCAACACCTAACTAAAAATGTTCTTGCTGCTTCAATTTCACAGGATCCGGAATACTCATAACTTGAGTAATATTCCTCTCTAGAAAGTGGGGTCCAGTAAATTTTTTCTGATAGTTCCTCAGAATGATCTCGAATGACTTTAAAAAGATTAACTATGTTACTATCTAAGTCGTTTATAGTCTCAATCTGGGAAGGTTGCTTTTTGAAAAAGACTGCTCCTGATCCAAAGAAAGGTTCCAGATATGTCTTATGCTCAGGCATATGGCTGATTATCCAACTTGCCATACTCCATTTACTGCCCGGGTAATGCAATATCCTAGGTATCGCCATTCCGAATCCCTCCGTTCTAGTAAACTTAAAGATTTGAATCTAAAACCATAAAAATCCATAAATGTGTTATAATTAGGAAATTACACATGAAGGTGGTCTTGTTGCTATGAATGGAGCGTTTTTTGCTATTATTCCATTATTATTTTATTTAGCTCTTATTGGTTTCACTATTTGGTTTTGTACAAGTCTTATTACTGCACAAAAAGAGAGGAACCAGATCTTAAGAGAAATCTCATCTAAATTAGATGGAACTAATATTGGGAAAAAGGAAGAGTAAATGGCTCTTTCTTTTTTTCTAGTAAACACAATAATTCTTGTGTTTCTGCATGTTTTACTTCAATTGGTCATAAAATAAAATTGTTGGGCAAGGCACAAAACATCTTAGATACACCTAATCGTCATGTCTTGCACCAACATCAGCCTATACCACTAAAAATAATTGACATACAATGTAATGAAATCAGTTTTTCGCCATGCTATGAGCCTGAAAAGGCTCTTTTTTATTTAATGTTCAGTAACTCTGGATTCTCGTAAATGTTGCCGATGACTTCACTTGCATAAGTGTTATAATCCGAACATGAAAAATATCCATTTTTAAAAATAACTGTATGATTTTGCAAACCTAATTCAGGAAAGGTTCTTTTATAAGGAAGTGCAATTATATCCCCTTCATAAATCTCCTTGCCGTTCTTGTCTTTTAGGCATGTGTATTGTCCGACTGATTCCCATTCAACAGGAACAGTGCCTTGGCCATCTGCTTCAATGTAAGCCAATTCATCTTCACAACTTAAAATCAAACTGCCGACAAACCATTTAATATCACCGTAATCTTCAATTGGTTTCCCTCGAAACTTAATCTCACGCACGTTTATTCCTCCTTAATTAAAATTGCATTAATCTTCTGAAACCCTTAGATGATTATTGCTTTTCCTTGAACCACCGAAACATAGATTTCCACCATCGCACAAAAGTAGCAATTCATCTGTACTTAAGTCCGGGGCATTCTTTACGATGTTGTAAACAGCATGATGATAGCCCGGCTCTCTTCCGATGACCACATCATACTCGTCCAAATTAACGGTAGGATTGAAGTTTATATCATCCCTGTAAACCTTATATTTGGTTTTGAGTTCTTGGAAAATCTCTCGATTCACTTTCCCTTTCTCTGCTTCATTTTCGGTAAAAGCCCAACCATTGTATATTTTTCTCTCCATTTCTATCCCTCCAATTTTTACGAAACATAATACAAAATCCGTTAAGCATTAATCTTTTTTAGTACTTCAGAATAGTTTTCTTTAATCCACAGATATTTACCATTTGATGTATTGATAATCGTTTCGTCACCTGCATCAATCATCATACATATTTGTTGCAGGTTAATGGATACTTTCGATCCAGTTTGACTATCTGTAACTTCTATAAACAAAATCCATCAATCCTCCCTTCGTGGAAATACCTTTTCCTAAAGACTAAATCCATCAACCTTTTCATCCATAATGTCCTGGTTAATGCCGATGTATCTCATAGTCACAGCCGGACTAGAATGATTAAATATCTGTTGCAAGACTGCAACATCCTTGTACTTTTGATAAAAGTGATATCCAAACGTCTTTCTAAGGGTGTGAGTGCCTATCTCACTCAATCCAACCTCTTGAGCTGCAGCATTGAGAATCTTCCATGCTTGAACCCTGTGTATGCGATCCTGCCCTCTTCTCGACTGGAAAAGGTATGCTGCTGTGTTCTTATCAATCGTAAACTTGCTGATATGTTGCTGGAGCTCGTTATTGATCTTAAACCGTTTTAACTTTCCTGTTTTCTGCTCAGTAATGACGATATGGCTTTTACCCCTTACATCCCCCACTCTTAATGCGAGTAGGTCACTTATGCGTAGTCCAGTGTTAATGCCTAATACAAACAAGAAATAGTTGCGATAATGTTGCTTCATAAGAACATCTTTCATAGCCGCAATCATTGCAATGTCTCGTATTGGCTGAACGGTTTTCAATCGTTCTCACTCCTTATTTAGTTTTGAATGACACCAAACATGAACAGGACTGCAATTACAGATGAAAATACCCAAAATACGATTGGCCAGCATTTATGTGCGTGATCTAAGAACAAGCAAACTTCCTCGTCTGTTACATCTATTTGTTTCTTTTCTGTTCTAGCAAGATCAGATGACCGATATTCGCTAGATAAAACTTCTAAGGTGTATGTACTAGGTGAGTGATTATAAGTCTGCTCCTGCAACTTAACCCCTCCTATTCCACATTTCATTAGCCAAATTTCGCTATGATTTTAAAAAGGAAGAGGTGTTTCCACCTCAATCTATTAGATAAGCACAATCAGCTTTCATCTTGTTAAGATCACCATTGTAAAACTTGAAGAAGTAATGGCGATTTAAAGCAGCTAACTTTTCAGATTCCTGATCCAGTCTTCGGTATCGTTCAATTAAACCAAAGATCATATTAAAGGATTCTTCATCTGCTAAATTGCCGAATAATTGTTGTTGCTTTTGGAAGTGTAGTTCAATAGCATCAACAGTCCATTTCATGATGTTTCCTCCCTACGCACCTTTTTTAAGAACTTTGTTTAATATCACAATGGCTTCACCAGCTTCATCTTGCGTATACCATTCCATTTCTTTTTTCATTTGGTTTTTAAGTGATAGGTATGCTTTTTCTTTGGTACTTCCAGTAGCATTTGCAACATCAACTAATAATTTGTTAATTAAATTCAGTTGAGCATCACTAGCCACTTGTTGCTGTGTTTTTTGTCCTTTGTTATTTTTCGGCTTCTGATTATTACGTTCATCGACTGTGCTGTCAGCTTCTGGGTCATCACCAGTAGGAATAAGGAATGTTTTCATTAAGAAGTACTTAGTTGCTCCGGTATAAGCTTTATAAAGCCCTTTATCCCCTTTGTCTTGACCTTCTCCCCAATAAGTTGAAGTAAGCACCTCTCCAGTTTCTATATCAGCTAATGTGAATTCCATCTTAACTTTTGTGAATTCACCTTCACGATCTTGTTCCAAGACATTTGAAAAAAACGCTAAACCCGATTCTTGAAGAATTGGCCTGATTGATTCTGTTAAGTCACTTTCAGTTGCATAATTATATTTATGAAATTGATTGTAGCCGTTTTTAGGGACCCGGCTTACTTTAGACATTACTTCGCCTATCTTTGAATAAATGCTTTTTAATTGACTCATTTCCCAATCAGCTCCTTTTGTGTTAAACTTCCACTATCAATTGTTTTTGAAGGGAGTCTGTTTGCGGCAGCTCCCTTTAATCATTTAATTCAACTGTGAATTTTTCATCACGTTCAATCACAACTACACCAGGTACCTCTTCGCCTGTTGTAGTGTCATAAAGCTTCCCATCAGAAACCACACAATTTTTCTTCAATAATGCCCAATCTGTACTTTCTTTCACTTTCACAAGCCCTGTAGACTTCGCATATTCCAGTAATTCTTCTTCATTCTTTTGGAATTCAGGTTGCTGTTTCTTTAAACTGATTTTTCCGTAAGGAAGAGATAAGGTTTTCTTTGGCTTTTTTCCAAGTTCCAGTTGTTTAGCAACTTCATTTCTCATATACTGCTCAAGCATATTTGTGTAATGAACACGCTTTTCTTCATGCTCAACTTTAGCTTGCTCACCCCACATTTTGATTTTTTCAATCTTTTCAAGGAAAGGCGCAATTTGCTTTTCAATGATTACATCAACTTCCCTTTTCTTTTCTTCAAACCATGCAATGCGTCGTTGTGCTTCTGCTGCTGTATCGAGATCCACTACAGTAAAAATATTTTGAAGTTCCAACACTTCTTCTTCCTCAATTTGATGTAAAACTGCTTCTAAACTTGTCACTCAACTTCACTCCTTTATAATGATTCCACTTAAGTTATGTGCGGACATAAAACCTGTTCTAACTTCTTCGATCAAATCCACTGACCACCAGTTATCAAACTGTTTACGGAAAGCCATGTAGATATCATCCAAACTCGGAATAATACCTTCGTCATCATATTGATCATTGATATAGTTCCAAATTTTGTTCTTAGGCAATTTCAGCACTTCCTGATAGATCAACATCTTCTTCCATGAAGTGAGAACTTCCCTTATCAGAGTTTTCGTGAAAGAAACTTCCGGAGATTTTTTTACCATCCACACTGAACCACTCATGTTTATCACCTTGAGTGATTTTAAGAGGTGCTTCAACAATCTCACTTAACCGCATCGCGAACTCTTTTGCTTCTTCCTCAGTTGTATTTGTTGATGTGCGAACAATTGAAATTCCCATGTTTTTGTCGATGCAATCTGATAAGAACTGCATTAATTTTTCTTTTTGCATTACTTATTAGCCCTCCTCAAATAATAACTAAGATATTTTTTGCTCCTTCTGTTCTTCCATTTGTTTAATAATTCTAGGTAATGACGTTTTAGCAAAGAATTGTACAATCATTTTCTTTTGTTCAGCAGAAGGTTCTTTTTTCTTCAAAATTTCTTCCTCCTTTAAAAAGGATTTCTTGACATTAATAGAGAATTTAATTGTAATGACAACACGTTATTCTCAGTTTCCGAGAATTCATTGTAAAAAAAATGCCGGATCAACGGATAATCCCTTCCTGCATATTTTTTCAAGTTCCTCAACCGACATTTTTTTATGGCCATTTATGAGCCTATAGAATGTTTTTAAAGGTATTTCTGACTTATCTGCTACAAAGTTAAACTTTAATCCATTCGATTCTATATAGTCTCGAATTTTTTTGTGTGCATCCATATTCTCACCTCACTTCTCACTTTCTGAGATTTTATATCTTTATAATAAATCTCATTTTCTAAGAAGTCAACAGTATTTATCTCATTTTTTAAGAAAAAATCTCAGATATTGAGTACTTTGTGATAAAATTTCTCATTAAGGAGGATTTAACATGTCAACATTAGGAGAAAGATTAAAAAAAGCCAGAGAAAGGAGAGGACTTACTCAGTTAGAAGCAGCTCAAAAGGCAAATATAAATAACAAAACATTGAGTAGGTATGAAAACGATGGAACTAAGCCGGATCCTGAAATATTAGGGATATTATCGAAGGTTTATGGTGTAAATGCCAACTATCTTTTAGGTTTAGACGAAGTTCAACAGAATGAAGAAAAAACACAAGAACAAATTTTTTTCCGAGCAGATATATCAAACCTTTCAAAAGATGAAAAAGAACTTTTTAAAGACGATATTGAAAAATATATTGAATCACGAAAAGAATTTCTACTAAAGTTAAGGAAAAAACGATGATGACAATGGTGAGGATGGAGATTATAGAAAAAGCCATGAATGTATTTGATAGTTTCAAATACTTTCATGAGCAATATTTCTTAACTTATGACGCATTAGCCTCCTTAGAATTATTATTAGATCATAACGAAATTTTCTTAATGCCTTTTAATTTTGAACTACAAAAGATAAGTGGTCGATTAGAAATTGATGAATTGGGGACAACAATTGCAGTAAACTCTAACCACTCTCAAAACAGACAGACATTCACTATTGCACATGAGCTAGGTCATTTCTACTTACATAGTCATAAAAGAAAAACTTTTACTGAGACAAAATTAAGTGAAAATCTATATTCCCTTGGTGAAGTGCTTATTGAGCGCGAAGCAAATTTATTTGCGAGCGAATTACTAATTCCAGAAGAAGTATTAGAAAAAATGCTGGTTAAAAAATTTAACTACTTCCGTATATCTAATACTATAGGAGTTTCTACTGAAGCTTTAAAATGGCGAATCCACCGTTATGTTATGTTTAAATATAATACTGATTACAGACTAGCTCTAATGGTTACAGAAGACTATAGAATAAAATCTATGGAAATGAATCACTCTAGGGCTTTTATTTTTATAATGGATAAAAATAAATATTTACAACGTGAGATATTCGAGGAAATCATGGAAAGAGAATCATTTTTCGAAAATCTATTACACAAAAGAGAAGAGGTATCATTATATTGAGAGTTGCTGCTTATATCCGCGTTTCAACACAGATGCAGGTAGAGGAAGGATACTCCTTGTCAGCTCAAAAGGAAAGGTTAAAGGCATTTGCTTTTTCTCAGAATTGGGAAATTGTACAGTTTTATGTGGATGAAGGGATTTCTGCTAAGGATATGGAAAGACCTGAGCTTAAAAGAATGCTTGAGGGAGTTAAAGAAAAGTTATTTGATATTGTATTAGTGTACAAGCTCGATAGATTAACTCGATCCGTAATTGATTTAGATAGAATGCTAAAGATATTCTCTGATCATGAAGTCATGTTTAAAAGTGCTACAGAGGTCTATGACACGACGACAGCAACAGGTAGACTTTTTATACGACTTGTTGCTTCCATGGCTCAGTGGGAGCGTGAGAACCTCGGAGAACGTGTAAGAATGGGAATGGATGAAAAAGCTAGAGAAGGAAAATGGGTAATCAACCTTCCCCCATATGGATATGAGAAAGATGGAGATTATTTAAAAATTATTGAATCAGAAGCTGCAGTCGTAAGGAAAATTTATGAAATGTACATGACTGGTAAATATGGAATTGCCAAGATCGCCAGATTATTAAATGAAGAAGATCTTACTTCTAAAAAGAATAATACATGGCAATACAATACTGTTAGTTATATTTTGCGAAATCCGCTTTATATCGGAACGATGAGGTATAACTACAGAGTTAATAAAGAGCAGTATTTTGAAATTGAGAATGCTGTACCTGCAATAATAGATGAAGTTAGTTTTCAAAGAGTACAAGCTATAATAAATTCCCGGAAAACTAAGCACCCTAGGTCAGCAACCAGTAAGTTTATTTTCACGGGGGTTCTCAGATGTTCTCGTTGTGGTGGATGCATGGCAGGGAAATACTCAATCTCAAAAAGAGGAGATAAAAAGTATCATTCATACAACTATTATTGCCATAATTCAAAATTCGGCAGTTGCGACCAACCACTAATTAATCAAAATTATCTGGAACACCAATTTTTAAATAGAATTAGCCACTGGAACTTAAATAAAGAAGTTAATGAAGCTATTATTGAGGATAAAAAATCTGTTGATAACACAGATTCTATTGCAAATATAAATAAAGAAATTGAAGAAATTAAAAAAAGACGATCTAAATGGCAATATGCTTGGGTAAACGAAATGATTTCAGATGAGGATTTTAAGAAAAGAACAAATGAAGAAAATAAAAAAGAAAAAATGCTTCTAGAAGAGTTAGAAGCACTTACAAAAATTGAGAATCCTATCATGGATAATTATAACATAGTTGATATACTTTCTGACATCCAATTAAACTGGTCTAATCTAGAAATTCATGAGAAAAAACAATTGGTTCATCTAACTTTTAAAACAATCAGTGTAAATAAAATTAAAAAATTGCAGAAACCAGAGTCAGTTGAAATAGTTGATTTTGACTTTTTGTAG